GCCACGTCCGAACTCATGGCCGGGTTCAAGCTCGGCGTCCAGACGGTCCTTCAGAAACTCAGGGAGGGCTATGTCGTTGCCAAGTAGGGAACTCCTTGCGGAGCGACTACTGGACATGCAGGCAAGGGCGATGGAGTCCGGGAAGCAGTGGATCGCCCGGGCCAGTCTCGAAGCCACCCTCGACGCGATCCTCACCGGACAGGTGAGTTCCGTGGTCGTCGGCGGCTACCTGATCGTGTACGACGTGGGCGGCGAATGGCACTCACCAGACGCCAGCATCCTCATGGAGCTACTGGTCCTCCGCCTGGACTCCGGCCCGGGCAACTTCCGAGTCGTACCACGAGCGCTCATTGCTCTCGCGGAGCACTTGGAGTGCACGGCCATCCTTGTCGGCACCGCCGCAGCTTCAGACGACCGCCTGACTCGTGTCTACAGGCGCTTCGGCTTTCGGGTCGAGGCAATCGCACTTTACAAGGAGATTTGAATGGGCGTTGTCAAGAAGGTAGTACAGAAGGTGGCGGGCGTGGGCAAGACGCTGGCCGACCCGGCCAAGTTCGCATTCGGCATCGACGGGGCCAAGGAGATCGGCAGCGTGGTCGGTGACTTCACCGGGGCCAATCAGGCCGCAGCCGCCACCATGTCGGCAGCAGACCAGCAGGCCCAAGCAGCGCGCGAGGCAGCGGAGCGGCAGGCAGCGGAAACCAAGGCCGCAGCCGCCGCACAGACGGCGAACATCCAGAGCCAGAACGCGGCAGCGGCACAGGCTGCGACGGCATCCATCAACCAAGCGGCGCTCGCCGCACAGGTGACGAACTCTACTCCCGCGCCCGAGGCACCTGCGAAGGTTGACCTCACCGGCTCGACCAGCGACTCGAACGACCCGCGCCGGAAGTATTCGGGCGGCGGCACGAGCATCGGTGGATCGTCGGGTGGCGTCGGCATCAAGCTCTCGTAACGGGAGGCTGGATTGAACCATACCGCCGAACAAGCATGGGAGGCGGGTGCGTTACTCCGCCGTCCTCTCCTTACCCGATGCGAGAAGTACGCGTCGTTCACCCTGCCCACGCTCTGCACGCCGCAAGGCTATAACGAGCAGTCGGACGAACTCCAGACGGACTACCAGTCGGTCGGAGCACAGGCAGTCAACAACCTCGCCAACAAGCTCATGCTGGCCCTGTTCGCGCCGTCCCGCCCGTTCTTCCGGCTGGACCTCGCGTCGGACCTGTTGAAGAAGCTGTTGGCGAGTTCGGGCCTCACCGAGGCCGCAGTCCAGTCGAACCTCTCGGTCGCTGAGACGAACTGCGTCAAGCAACTCGACCAACTGGGCGTCAGGCCCAAGCTGTACGAGGCCGTGAAGCACCTGATCGTCACCGGCAACGTCCTGATGATCCTCGGCAATAAGAAGCAGACCACGCCGATGCGCGTGCTGGGCCTGAAGAAGTACACGGTCAAGCGCAGCATGAGCGGCAAGGTCATCGAGATCGTCGTGCACGAGAAGGTCCGGTTCGATGAACTCGACAGCGACGTGCAGAAGTACCTCAAGGCCGAGTACCCGAAGAAGTACGGGATGATGGACCCGATGAACCCGACGACCTGTGGCGAGGTGAAGTACTTCGCTTGGGTTCGCTGGGACGGGGAGCGCTACACCGTCACGCAGCACGTGGACGACTGCGACCTCGGTGCAGACTTCACGAGCAAGTACACGGAACAGACCCTCCCGTACCGCGTCCTCACGTGGGAACTCTCGGACGAGAACAACTACGGCACTGGCCTCGTGGAGCAGACGAGCGGCGACTTCGCTGCACTGTCGGCCCTGTCCGAGGCAGAGGTCAAGGGCGCGATCCTCGCGTCGGAGTTCCGCTGGCTGGTCAACCCGGCAGGCAGCACCCGGCCGGAGGACGTGGAAGCGTCGGAGAACGGCGCAGCGCTCCCGGGCTCGAAGGACGACATCGTTCCTCTCGTGTCCGGCACTGGCGCGTCCATGCAGTTCGTGGACACCGTGGCGACGAAGTACATCAATCGCCTCGGTCGCACCTTCCTGATCGGCGCAGCCGTAGTCCGGGACGCAGAGCGCGTGACCGCCGAGGAGATTCGGATGCAGGCCAACGAGCTAGAAACTTCGCTGGGCGGCGTCTACTCCCGACTCGCAATCGACTTCCAGTTGCCGATGGCCTTCTGGCTGGTGGAAATGACGGGCGTGAAGATCGGCGGCACCGGAATCACGCCGATGGTCATTACCGGCCTCGACGCCCTCTCCCGCAACGGCGACCTCGACAACCTGAAGCTGTGCTTGCAGGACATCGCTGGGCTCCAAGGGCTACCGCCCGAGGCGCTCCGAGTCCTGAAGCTCGACGCGGTGATCTCCGACATCTTCGCCGGCCGCGGCGTGGATCGCACGAAGTACATCAAGTCCGGTGAGGAACAGGCCGCAGACGCAGCGCAGGAACAGCAACAGATGCTTGAGCAGCAGGCCGCTCGCCCTGTGGCGCAGGCGGCAGCACAGGCAGCACAACCCACTCAATAAGGAACCGCATGACGACCGAAGCAACCGCAGCAGCACCGGCAGCAGCCGTTAGCACCACTATCGAAGCACCGGCCGCAACGACCGCAGCACCGGCCCCCGCTGCGGCGGCTACCGCCACCCCGGCGACGCCCGCTCCCGCAGCAGCGACCGAGGCCCCGATCACGTTCGAACCGACTGGCGATAGCGCGCTCGACGTGGCCCTCGGCTTCCTCGGCCGCAACGGCTTCGACATCGCAAACCCCGCCATGCAGGCGGCAGTCGGTGGCGACTTCACCCTCCTTATGGCGCAGCTTGCCGAGAAGGGCGTGCCGGGCTGGGAGCAACACCTCGCACTGGCGAAGGAGGCGTACGAGCGCCACACGGCCAAGGAATCGGCCAAGACGGAATCGATTCAATCCATCTGCCTGAACGCCACTGGCGGGGATGCGGAGGAGTGGTCGAACGTTCTCGGCTGGGCGAGCACGAACGCAGAGCCCGAGGAGAAGGCGGCAGTCAACTCCGCGCTGGCGGCAGGCGGCGTCATGGCCGAAGCGATGGCCGCGTACCTCGTGGCGGGCTACCGGGGCAACCCGGGCACGACCGTCGAGGGCAAGTCGGCAGTCAACGCGAACGCGGCAGCGGGTAAGGCGAGCACCTCGAACGGCCCGCTCTCCCCGGCCGAGTACGCAGCCGAGGTCGGCAAGCTGTCGCAGCGCAGCGGCGGGCGGGTCGAAGGTAGTCCCGAGTACAAGCAACTCCAGGCACGCCGGGCCGCGTATCGCGGCTAAGCAGTACCCGTAGCACCCAGCCAGAGGGCCGGTTCCGTTCATTCGGGCCGGCCCTTTTCAATTTCGGTTCCCTATTCGACACAGGAAACGTCTCCTGTCGAACCCTTTCCAATAAGGACAACTAATGGCAATTTCGTACACCAACATCAATCGCCCGGGCGCGAACCTGCAAACCGGCAACAACGTTCAAGTCGGTGCCGCACCGGCTGGCACGAACCCGCTGGCGCTGCACATCGAGGAGTACGGCGGCGTCGTGGAGGGCACCATCGCCCGCAAGTCGATCATCCGCGACTACGTGCCGGTTCGTGACGTCAAGGGCACCTCGGTCGTCACGAACTTCCAAGTTGGCGAATCGACCCTCTCGAAGGTCACGCCGGGCACGGAGCCGGACGGCAGTGTGAACCAAGCGACGAAGGTCAAGCTGCAAATCGATACGCTGGTTAACGCCCGCGCCATCGTGCCGCTGCTGGACGACTTCCAGTCGAGCTACAACGCTCGCGCCGCTATCGGCATGGAGCACGGCAAGAAGATCGCCAAGTTCTTCGACCAGTCGTTCCTGATCCAAGCCATCAAGGCCGCGCAGATCACGGACATGTCCACGTACCCGGCAGGCTGGCAACCCGGCACGCAGACGTCGATGGACGCGCTGGGCGACGAGACGGACCCGATCAAGCTGGAGTACAAGCTGCTCGACATGTTCGCGGCGATGGCCGACAAGGACGTGGACCCGGTGGATGACGACATGGTTATCGTCGTGAAGCCCGCCCTGTTCTACACGCTCCTGAAGTCGAACCGCCTCGTGGACAAGGAACTGCTCACGTCGGACGGCACGGTCATCAAGACCAAGGCTATCTCGGCTGCTGGCGTTCCGATCCGCTTCTCGAACAACCTCCCGCGCGCCAACATCACCGGCCACTTCCTCTCGAACGCCGGTAACGCGAACGCGTACGACGGCGACTTCTCGAAGGTCGTTGCCACGGTGTTCAGCCCGCGCGCTCTGCTCGCCGGCGAAACCATCCCGCTCACGTCGGATGTGTTCTACGACCAGAAGTCGAAGATGTGGTTCATCGACGCGCACCTGTCCTTCGGTGTCGCTCCGAACAACCCGGCCTTCGCTGGCGTCCTGAAGTCGTTCTAAACCCCGAGCCCTGTCTCCTTAATTGGCGGCAGGGCTTTTTCGTTGGAGCACTCAATGGCCTTTCTCACAAAGCTGGACGTTGTGAACGCCTGCCTCGATACGATGGGCGAGAGCCCATTGAATGCTATCGACAGCGACCACCCGTTCGTTGAAGCGGCCCTCGGCAAGCTGAACACCTG